CATCGACATCGTCAACACTAACGGTGGTTGCAGCTGTGGATTGGTTTTCCGCATTCGCACCAGCAAAACTTGATCCCTCTTGTCTAGATTCTTCAGCCGTGGGCGTGTCGGTGCCGAACTCCGCATCGAATTCTTCTTCAAAAGATTCTTCAACGTCTTCAGCCGATGGGGTTGGAGCATCAGTTTGAGTTGATTCCGATTTTACCAACCTGAACATGATATAACCAGAATATTCGCTAAGGTTGTCTGGGTTAGTCGGGTCGTTGAATTCGTAAGGGTAGCGCATATTTTAACCTAATAAATAAGTTGTAAGATTCTGGTTTTATTTATAAGGATTATCATGGCGTATTCTGGAAGATACCCCGTAAAAAATAAGTCTAAGTATGTTGGGAATCCCGATAGTGTGGTGTATAGATCACTATGGGAAAAACACGCATTCAAGTGGTGTGACAACAGTTCAGACGTAAAGCGTTGGTGCAGTGAAGAAGTTGTCGTTACATACTTATACGAGGCTGACAAAAGATATCACCGATATTTTGTCGATCTGTGGATAGAGTATAAAGACGGCAATATTGTCATGGTTGAGATAAAACCAGACCGTGAGACCAGACCGCCTACCGGATCAAGAAGGACTAAACGTTTGTTAGAAGAATCTCTAACCTATGTCAAGAACCAGAACAAATGGCAAGCCGCAAACAAATACGCAAAGGAACGAGGATGGAAGTTTGAGATATGGACAGAGAAGAGATTGTCCGCTATGGGTATCCTACCCAAGTCAACCAAACCATTAAAACCATTCCCTAAAAAAATCAAGAAATGAATAAGAAGATATTTTTCATAGGGTTCAACAAGACCGCAACCACAGCTTTACACCATCTTGTGGGGGCTTCTGGTTATGTCAGTGTCCATTGTTTATATCGTGTAGAAGATACATCAAGGTTTATCGCCAGACAGATGCACGATAACGTCAAGGAAGGAAACCCCATACTAAAGGACATAGACAAGGCCCATGCATACAGTGACATGTTGTATGTAAAACAACGAAGATACATAGAGGGTAACAAATACTACAGAAAACTCCATGAAGAATATCCAGATTCCTATTTTGTTTTACAAACAAGAAATATAGATGATTGGTTAAAAAGTAGATTATATCACAAAGACGGAGCGTTCGTCAAACGTTGTATGAAGTTTCAGAATTGTACTCAAGATGAACTGTTGATGCAGTGGAGTTTTGAGAAAAAGTCTCGTGAAAAGGCCATGAAATTCTATTTCAGGGACAATCCCAACTTCTTAGTGTTCGACATCGATAAAGACCCTATAGACAAACTCATCAATCACATATCCCCTGACTTTGAATTAGACAAAAGACGGTGGAGAAGATTGAATGAAACTGTATAAATAACACTAGGAATTAACAGAGGATAGTCCCTTGGCACGAGTTGCAAACGCACAAATTATCAATCGATTGGAACTACAGGCGTTCCGTGCTGGCATTACGCCTCGCACAAAGGAATCCCGTGAGTGGTTCATGAAGAAAGCATCGAACTTGAGAAGCATCAATCGTACTAACTTGATGCAAGAGGCTCCTGTTAAAAAGAAATCGAACAATGTGACTGGAAGAATGTACATGTTCTTCTATGACCCAAAACACAAAGACACACTACCGTACTACGATGTGTTCCCTTTGGTGTTCGTTATTGGGCCTGCAAAGGACGGTTTCCTTGGATTGAATCTTCACTATCTCCCTCCTCTGTTGAGGGCTAAGTTTCTGGATGCACTTATGGACATTCAGGGGAGAAATCTTACGGACAATACGAAACTGGATTTGTCCTACGAACTCCTGAAGAAAACTTCCAAGTTAAAGTATTACAAACCTTGTCTGAAACATTATCTGAATAAACACGTTCAGAGTAAGTTCGCTGAGGTTCCTGCTCCAGAGTGGGAGATTGCGACTTTCTTACCAACCGCCGATTGGAGAAAGAGAAACAGGCAGAAGGTATATAACGATTCAAGGGTTATCATAAATGGCTAGTATAGAAGAATTAAAATCTCTTGCAAGTAAGACCCAAGGGTTTGCAAGATCGAACTTGTTTCAGGTTATTCTTCCTCCTTTGGCGGGGGTGTCTTCTGAGACTCTTGCTGTTATGTGTAAAATGACAGAATTGCCGGGAAGACAGATCATGTCTATGGAACAGACAATCGGTACGGTGATGAGAAAGGTTGCTTCTGGTTATGCCACAACCGATATCAACATGTCGTTCTACGTAATGAATGACCATGCAATCACAGCGTACTTTGATGCCTGGCAGAAACTAGCTCACGATCAAGAAAGATACCAAGTCAACTATTACGTGGATTACGTAAAGGACGTTGAAATCAAACAACTGCAAAAGGGAACAGCCTTCAGTCTGTTCAAGAAACAGTTGGGGTTCCTTGGCGGACTTCCCTCATCTATCACCGGAAGATTGGGTAACATTGGCGGAATTGATTTGGGACAGGGAGAGATAGATATTAAAATCGGGTCGGATGCACATGTAATTCGACACGTCAAACTTTTGGAAGCATATCCAACAACGGTAAACGCCATAACGTTGGGTAATGAAGAAGAGGGTGTAAGTGAATTGACGGTTCAATTGTCATATCGGGATTGGAGACCGTTAGAGGCAGAAGGGCCTAACAACAATCTTGGGGATGCACTGGTTGGTGGACTTCTCAAGAAGATTTTTTAATTGCTAAATTAGGAGCGTGAAATGGCATTACCAAAGTTAAATACAAATCCGATTTATGAGTGTACGGTTCCCTCTACGGGAGAAAAGGTTTCGTATCGTCCATACTTGGTCAAGGAAGAAAAAATCTTGATGATGGCGATGGAAACACAGGATCAGAAACAAGCACTACGTGCAGTTGTAGACACCATTGGTGCTTGTGTACAGGGTGATGGTTTTGATGCAAAGTCGCTTACGACATTTGACATCGAATATCTGTTTACTCAGATTAGATCAAAGTCGGTGGGTGAGAGTTCAACTATCAGTATGAAGTGTTCCGAATGTGATGCTTCAAACGAATATACACTGGACATCTCTACAGTTAAGGTTGAGAAACCAGACGAAAACAATGTTATCAAATTAAGTGATACTGTTAGTGTTGAAATGAGATATCCCATTTACAAAAACATTTCCAATGTGAACTTCAATGCTGGGGAAATGGAAGTTGGGTTTGCAATGATCGGTAGTTGTATCAGTGCTGTTCTCTCAGAAGATGAACGTATTGATATGAGTGAAGTGTCTAAAGCCGAAATCAACGAATTCTTAGAGTCTATGACACAGGATCAGTTTACTCGACTTGCGAAGTATTTGGAATCATTACCCGCACTCAGACACAATGCACAGTTCACATGTATTAAGTGTGGTGCGGAAAACGAACGTATGTTAAGAGGTATGCAGGATTTTTTATCATAAACCTTTCTCATGATAACTTGGTTAATTATTTTAAAACCAATTTTTCGTTGATGCAACATCATCATTATAGTTTGACGGATTTAGAAATGATGATGCCGTGGGAAAGGGAAATTTATGTTACATTATTAGTTGAGTGGATTAAGGAAGAGAATGAGCGTAGAAAACAAGAACAGTCTAGAATGAGTTAAAGAATATGGCAGAAGTACCATCATCAGTAGGTCTCATTAACATTATCAACCTCATGCGTGAGGAGAATAATGCTCGTAATGAGGCTATCAAACAAAGTCAAGAGGGGACAGAAAAGAATACTTCTGACCTCAATAAGACTATGCGTGATATTCTTGAAGAAATCAAGCAGGATAGACTTCAGTCAGAGGAAGACCGTAGAGAAAATAAAAAACAGTCTAAGGATAAGGGGAAAGATTCAGTATCCCCAATGAAGCAATTTGAAATAGACTGGCCTTCTTTCGGTTGGACTGCTTTTATGGGCGGTATTATGGCTGCCCTTAAGGGATTTATCGCAGGCCTCCTTGTAGGTTGGGTTGGAGGTTTAAAAGTTCTTGGTGAAGGAATACTACTAGCATTTAAACAATTTTTTAAAGCAATTGGTGGTGCAGTTAAACTTTTATTCCGAGGACTAAGATTTGGGATTTTAAAGGTTCTTGGTTGGAAATGGGTAAAAGATTTAATCGCCAGTTTCCGAGCTAATTTCGCTTTTTTTAAAATGAATATGACAATTGGTTTTAAAATGCTTCTTCTTAATCCAACTATCCGAAAGACAATCAATCTAATTAAAGGTATGGGTGAAGCATTCCAACATGGTTTAAATAATATCAACCGTGGAATTCGTGGTGTAAACGGTGCGTTTCGTTCTTTGAATAAAGCTGACAAATTCATGAAGTTGATAGGGAGAGGTGCAGCTCTTTTAGTTAGAGAATTACAATATGTAAAGATGTTTTGGCAGTCTCTAAAAAATTCTCTAGTTGTCCAAGGTTTTAAAATGCTTGCTGAAGATTTTCGGAAGCTTGGTCAAACAATAACAAATGGATTTAAAACCATAAAGGGGTTTTTCATTACAGTAAAGGGCTTTTTCAGTACAGTAGGCAAACAAAGTGGTTTCTTTACCAGAACATTTAGAACCGCAAAGATAATTTTTACGGAAGGCTTCCGAGCATTAGGTGCGATTTTTAAACCCGTTACGACCATTTTCAATGCGGTCTTTGGTAAAGCGGGTGTGTTAGGAAGATTCTTTGGCACAATATTTAAAGCCTTCGCTGCCGTTGGTAAGGCGATTGCGTGGCCTATTACAGTTATCATGGGCATCTATGATGGTATCATGGGGTTCATTAAAGGTTGGAACGCACGTGAAGGTGAAGGACTGTTGAGTCAAATCATTGGCGGTGTCTCTGGTGCTCTTGGCGGTATCTTATCAGGACTCATCGGTGTGCCTCTCGACTTATTGAAGAGCGCTGTTGGTTGGATTGCCGGTAAACTTGGATTCGAAAACTTTGCTGAATGGTTAAAATCGTTTAGTTTCGCTGATCTGATATCAGACATGTTCAATGGCCTTGGTCAGATGTTCATTGATATTAAAGATTGGGTTGTTGGTTTTTTTGCTGCAGAAGACCCCGTTGGTTATATCATCGATGGACTCACAGGAGCTATTAATAAGATTACCGGATTCTTCAGTGACATGTGGGAAAGTATCACCAGTTTACTAAGCCGTGCATGGAGAGGAAGGCCTGCGTTGTTGGGTGGCGATGGTTCGTTTAGTATATTTGGAAGTTCTTCTGAAAACGATGCTATTGGAAATGACACACCTCCTGATTTTGTAAATTCGGGGGTTCAGCGAAGGCAGGCTAGAGAAGAAAACAGATCAAACAGATCAGGTGGTACATCTGATGCAATCGCTGAAAGTGGTACTGCTCAGGATGCTGTAGCATTCTTTATGGATAGAGGTTGGTCTCACGCACAGGCATCCGGTATTGTCGGCAATCTTCTTGCTGAATCAAATCTTGATCCTCATGGCCCAGCGGGAGATGGCGGTAAAGCATATGGTATTGCACAATGGCATCCAGATAGACAAGCTACGTTTGCTCAATGGGCGGGTAAAGATATTAGAGATTCCAGTTTAGCAGAACAGTTACAATTCGTTGATTGGGAACTTAGAAATAGTGAAAAGGCTGCTGGTGACAGATTAGCACGTGCAAACACTGCTGAAGATGCTGCCGCAATTATAGATGAATATTATGAAAGATCAGCGGGAATTCATCGAGAACGAAGAATAGATATGGCACAACAACTCGTTGGAGGAAGAAATCTTCCAACGAACATTAGCCCAGCGCCTGGCAGTTCAAGAACAAATGCCGGAACTATGCTTGCTCAGGCTGGAAACATGAGTGGTGGAAATGGTGGTAACGCATTTGCATCGTTTAACTTTGGTGGTAACAGTAACACCAGTGTTTCTAATACATCAAACATGCAATCGGTTATTGCGCCTGCATTCGACATTGATGCTGCGTTTGGGCCATTTGCGACATCCGCTAACGCACTATTCGGTGCAGCATAAAAAAGGGGGACTTAGTGTCCCCCTTTTCGTTTAGTCTTCTTGTGCCATCTTGGCGAAGTAAGACAAGGTATCACCATCATCCTCATCGTCTTCCGCACCAAAACTAGGTGACGGAGCAGCAACGATTTCAGGTTCAGGTGCAGAACGTCCAACGTTCACTTCAGCAGTCTGAGTCAACGCCTCGTTACGTGCAGTGACATTAGAACCAACCGCAGTACCAAGGACTACCTGAAGGCGACCCTTGAGTTCATCGTAAGACTTGAACGTGGTGGGGTTGGTAAACTCGCTGAGATCAAACAACTGGTTGTATGTTGCTTCCAACTTGACCTCATCCGCTTCGAACAAAGCAGAAGGCGCCTTGAACTCAGACTTATCGTAGTTACGGTAACCCGCAACGTTACGAATCTTCAACTGAAAGTCTGAACCATTCCAGAAATCGAAAGGATTAATGGGTTCCTCGCCAGGAAACTGAGGCTGCATCACATCCATGATCTTGTCGAAAATCTTCTTACCAAAATCAAAGAGGAAGACCTTGCCGTTATTGGCGGTGTTTGCAGGATCGTTGACTACCAGAACGTTTGCAACGTAGTGAAGACGGCGCTTCTGCTTACGTGCAACTTCCTTATCATCTTCAACTCCAGAGTTCCACAGACGTGAATTGAGTTCACTCACAGGATCGTTCTGACCAATAGTAGTCAGAGACTTCTCAATGTACCACTGACCCGTAGGGCCCTTGAAGAAGTGATCCCAGTAGCGTGCCCAAGGAAGATCGGAACCCTCAGCGGCAGGAAGGAAACGAATAACGGCATAACCGTTACCACTCTCATCAACCGTAGGCTTCCAGAAGCGATCATCACCATAACCTTTCTTTTCGGTAGCAGTACCGTTCATTTCGGCTGCGGCGTTGACCAGTTTAGAAACGTCCATAGACTTGGACTTAAGATTTGCAAAGCTCATATATTTCTCCGTATGTTTTTGTATGTTTCGTGTATGTTTGTTTGTCCACGTATTGCATAATATACTACACTATCTATGCTTTTGTCAAGCACAAATTAAACCCATGTGACGTACACCTCTCTATATCCTTGTGTGATAAGTGTACACTCATGGATCATTCCAGCGGGGAAAGAAATCGTTTCCCCAATCTCCAGATCATGGTATGAATAACCATTCTCTGAATCTCGCAGAACCAGAATACCCCCTTCAAGGTCTTCTGATTTGTCCACCATAGTAATAATGGTGTATGTTCTATCTAGGTATCTGCCGTCCATATCGACAACAGCGCCATCGTAAGTATCCTTGTGTGGTACGAGGAAGTCTCCCACATCGTACCTCAGATAGTTACAATCAACAATCTTACCGCCAAACTCGTTCTCAATAACCTCATTGATGTCTTCGAACCATTCGTAAAGAACCACCTTGTTCTTACCACTACGGCCCTTTCTAGTTCCCTTGAACTGACTATATCGTCCCTTGGTCTCTTGAGGGAAGTTGAACTTATGGAGATAACTTGCTTGACAAGAGGCGTCTTCAATGTGCGAGTCAACCCAAGGAGCTGGAAAGGTTCTCAGTTCCTCAAGTTGTTCTTCAGAAAGAAGCCTCTTGATCTTATACATCCAGTGTATTAACCTTCGGAATAAAATTGAGGTTCATCGCTTCAACCTCTAGTTTATCTTTAATGTTGTCGTTCAGATACTTCTTCACATCTTCAAGTTCGATCTTGTTCTCTTC